CTAAGTTTTCTTCTTCAGACTTAATCCATTTGTTGTATCGTTTACTTTTGCGAACTACCGCACATAGAAAATCATACTGCATCTTGCTATCTATATGTGGTCGAGAGTTCATTTCGTTTGCAGGAATAGTAGTATCAGCAGAAAATCCTAGCGCACGATTCACAATGAAAGGATTGTACTCCTTCTCTGTAGCTTCGTCTACGATAAGATTCTCTTTTGTGAAACTGATACTGTTAGCAAAATCAAACGGACTTATCTTTTTAGTTTTTACTTCAAAAGATTTCTCATCGACTACTTCGATAGGAGGTCCCAATTCTTCAAGAAAACTCATAATTTATTCCCAGACCGTTTTAGTCCTACTGCCAACTCTTATAATTGCAGCAATCTCATCGGGAGAAAACTCAAGTAAAGAGTTGTCGTCCTCAAGATGTTCCCACTCTAAATTACCCTCGGGTGTCATTTTCAAATCTTTAATCCACATATCATGCGTGTGTCCTGATTTGAAAATGAGTCTGATTTTAATTTGAGTTTCGTTTCTTGGCCATTTCATCTATTAGTCCTTAAACTGTATGCTTGCCATGATTTCAGTTAGACAAGCAGTGAGATTAATTTCCTGATCTGCTACGAATGCTGCCTTGTATTGATAATCAGCAATCAACAAAACCATTTGAGGGATTGTTTTTATCTCAGGAAGCAACGAATCATAAATGTAACGGAAAATGCCTTGAGGGTCAGTATCAACATTGTTAGCAACCCATTGACGCATCTTCTTCCAATCTTTCTCTTTCAATGAAGAGATAAGGTCTTTAGTATTTATATCAGAAATATTACTAAGAATGCCTTCATCGATAGTGCCTGATGAGCTATAACGCTGCATCTCATTGAGTACACGGCGATAGTCTGGAATGTATTTCATCAAAAGTTCAGCGAGAACTTTGTCCTTGTATGTAATACCTTCAGCATCGAGAACATACTTCATGCGCTTCATAAACTTACTTGCAAGTACGGGCTGATCTTTCTTGTCAGTTCTAAACTCAATGACTGTAGTTCGACTGTGAAGAGGATCGATAATCTTTTGCTTGTAGTTACAAGTGAAGATGAATCGGCAGTTCTCAGAGAATGTTTCGATGAATGCTCGAAGTGCAGGCTGTACTGATTCACGATTGAGATAGTCTGCCTCATCGATGATTACAACTTTAGTTTTGTTCTCGAATGAGATAGCACTAGCGAAACTTTTGATTTTTGTTCGGAGGGTATCGATTTGACGACCTTCATCTGAACCATTGATAACGATATAATCGCAACCTAGTTCTTCACACAAGGCTCGTGCAACTGTAGTCTTACCTGTGCCAGCAGTACCACAAAGGAGAAGATTGGGTACTTCTCCTTTCTGTAGGAACTCTTTGAATGTGGCTTTTGTTTTTTCAGGTAGGATACAATCTTCGATAGTTTGAGGCCGATACTTCTCGACCCAGAGAAAATGATCTTTCATTATTCACACCATTCATAATATATAATTTAGCCGCCAAACTTTTCTTTGACAGCAGTATCATCACTCAAGTCTAAAACAATATGGCGGCCCCGCTTTGGGGCTATCTCTTCTACTGTCTCAACTGGGTAATGTTCACATCCTTTCGTATAACCTTTGGGAGAATCAACGACCTTAGCGCCGCATTCCTCGCAAATAAAATTATTCACTATCGTCTCCAAAAATTTCTACATCTCCTGTCATTACTTTCTTTGCAAAACTAATAGCAGGTCCGGGGCGGGAGTAGACATACTCTACTGTGTCGTCTCCCTTTGTAAATTCAACTAACCAACCGTTGACTGCTTCTCTGATGTTTATGTTCAATTGAAAGTCATTCATATTACACCTCAGATGATTGATGTAATGCCAACCAATACTTAACATCAGTCTTGGTGTTCACCATGTGCATAAATTTCTTTTGAGAAATTATAACACGATAGTCACCAGGAAGAACTTTTAGATTCTCAATTTGCAAATGCGCCTTGAAAGTCTTATCTGTTTCTGTAATAGTTTGCTTGAAACTGTTGCTCTTCGGTGTAGCAGGATCGCCTACAGTAAGTGTAGCTTTTGTACCATCGCCTACAACACTCAACATCGGAGCAGCGGTGATGCCTGCTGCTTTTTGAATCATGCTCAGGTCTTCTGCTGACAGATCAAAGCTGAAGAAATCATCAACTTCGATTTGTTTGTCGGGTGCGCCAACAATAATCTCAGGATCAGAGTAGTAATATTCAAACAAACTACGATCCTTGGACACTGTAATAGACTCATCACCAAAATTTACTTCGGTATCTTCCATGAGAGTCAGTAAGCCTAGAAGGCTGTTCAAATCGTAAATTGCAAACTCACGATCAAAAGTCTCTGCTACTGTAGCACGAGCAAAAATGTTCTTGCCTGTGCTAATAGTAGAGAGAGTATTGCCTTGACGAACAAGAAGATTTGTGTTCACCGCAGCGAAGTTTTTAAGGACAGAAAGTGTATCGTTACTAATTTTCATAATATAATCTCACAAAGTTAATATTGTCTGTACATTATACAGACATCATAATAAAAAGTCAAGCGTTAAGAATTTTCTACAATATCTAATGAAAGAGTAATTCCTGCTTGTTCACTCTTATAAACAATACCAGCTGCTTCCCAAATCGGTTGCGCTGTGTTATAAAAAGCATGATATACGTTTGAATCAGATGCAGTTTGCCTTAGTTTATAAACTAGAGAATCTGCGGAAGTAGATTCTTGGGTTACAATGTTATGTGTTTCTCTCAGCGCCTGTATTTGAGTTTGCTGATCTGCCGCAAACTCATAAGTCCAAGCTACATCAGTAGAAGGACGAGTGAAGGTGTATTCTACAGTAAAAGCCATTCTTATATCTCCCGAAATGGATGTTTAACTTAACTTATTTATAAGAAATGGTAACTGTGTCATCAGAATATTTTCGATCATGCTCATACAGTGCTAAGAAACCGTAGTGAATAATCTTTACAATATCCTTTCGCCATTCGTCTGGCGTTTCACCTTTCTTACCGTATCGACCATTGTACTTGTCGATGTTGCCGTGAAAGAACCCGTCACCGTGTCCTCTATCGACAATGATCTCGGCGGACTGAAGTCCGCCTTGACCGTAGTGGGCATTGTAAGTAGAGTCGATGTACTTCTTAAACTCCTCAATCAACTCGTCCTCACGGAACTTGTATACTTTCTTTCCCATTAAAATGATACCTCTGATTCACTGTTAGCCATTTCTTGTTGCCAAGTAGGCTGCTCTTCGTTTGAAGGATCAACCTTGCTGTACAAGTCGATGAATGCTTGCTTCGTATCCTCGTCAAAGCGATTAGTACAAAGCGTGATTGCTTTTACCTTGTCGTTGAAGACGGCAAAAGCATTTACAATATGCTCCAGCCTGCGAGTGCTAACCAACTCATCGATTGCACCTTCCATAAAGGTCTTACGGATAACGTCCGACCATGTAACGAGGTGTGTAGCGAAGTCTTCATCGACACATCCTGCTCGTTCCATCTTATTGAGAATAATCTTTTTCTCAACGGACATTGTAGGATACTCCTGCTCAACGGTGATGGCAAATCTCTCCAAGAAAGCCTCGTCAAGTAACTGGGCGCTAATAAACTTACCATCATCAGAGCCACGACCTTTTGTATTAGCCGTAGCGATAATTGTAAACCCGTTAGCAGGAGTAATGGTTTCGCCGTTTTTCTTGTTGAAGTAGGACTTACCTTCGAGGACAGCTTGGAGACACATTAGCTTATTCGATCCACGATCTACTTCATCAAGTATAAGGACAGCACCCCGCTTCATAGCGGTGAGGACGGGCCCTTCCCTATAGACGACATTACCATCAACTAGTGTATTGCCACCGATTAGATCGTCCTCATCGGTCTCAATACTAATATTGACACGAATAGCCTCACGCTTTAGATTCGCACAAATTTGTTCTACCATTGTAGTCTTGCCGTTACCAGAAAGACCACTAATGAATACTGGATAAAACATTTGGCTTTCAAGGACTTTTTTGAGATCCTTGTAGAAGCCAAACGGTACAAAGGTTGAGTCCTTCGCAGGAATTAGATTCTCGATTTCCACATTAAGTTTCGCTTGATTGAATACCTTTGCTGCAGGTGTAGTATTATCGACTACAACTTTAGGCACAGGCTGTGATGCTTGTACACCAGCAAACATCTGGGTTAGATTGTAGAGGCCACGACCAGCTTTCAAGGAAGGGTCGTTGAGTAGCCAGTGTGGGTATTTAACATCTGCTTCCTTGTGGGCAGCAATGATGTCCTTGCGCTTAAAGATACCTGTTCCGTTATCCTTAGCCTTAAGTACTGATAGTAGTGTTTCACGGTTAGTGTTATTCATAATATAGACCCTCACAGTCATAGTTAAAAATAGTTTGTTTTTTCATTCTATGCTTACATTATAGCACCTATTGGGCATATTGTCAAGCACTTATTTCTCTCTTATAAATCAACAACTTAGGCGATCTGAGATGAGAATTTCTGTACAAATAGTCGATTTTGAGCCTTGTTTCCGGCAAATTTTTTGAATCCTCGAAGTAAATCACCTCTAGTTTTAGACTTTACTTCCAGTTCGGCATCGATTGACAACTCTGAACCATTGATAACGTAACGTACATCGAATCCAACGGTGTCTTTAACCTCTAGCAGACCAGTAGAACGATTTGACATAATCTGATCCCATTCGGTGTAGTGATCGCCGTTATGATTGATAGTAAACAAACTCTTACACTCTTCAAGGTTTCGCTTGTTCCACTTTGCAATCAAGTGATAGTTTATTACCTTAGAGCCTGTAACCTCTTTATAGAGATCAATAAGAGTAGCAGTTAGTATAGCGTTTGGATGTGCCCAACCTGTTTTGTACATAGGAGTTACAGTGCTTCCGTACTTTAGTACTACTGGTGATCGACTGCCCCAATTCGAACTCTGTCGAAGAGCTTCAGTACCCTCGACACTTTTCCAATATGTGGCATAGTCAGTCGCCTCGCCATC